TGTTCCTGAACCTGAAAAGTCTTCCCAATTGCCAACAATTACTACATCTTCATTATCAACAGTTTTATTTCCACTATTACAAGTATGAACATAATCTGTTACTCCAAATCCTACCACATATCTTTCTTGGCAATTTGGGCAGATTTTTATCATTCTAACTCCTCAATCTGTTTATCTTTCTTTTGCCTCTCCTTTTCTAATATTCGAACCATACATTCTCCACAAATCCATTTGCTTCCATAATATATAAATCCAGGATTTTCACATTTTTTAACGGCACATTTTGGTCTTTTCATCGCAACTCCACAACAGGTGAAATTGTACATCTACAAAGTGGATGTAATGCTGGTCTCTCACCTTCACCAACATTAAAAATTTGTCCATCTAATGCTTCACATTCCGGACATGTCCTTTCTCCATAACTTGCTACCCATTTTACCTGTTTAATACCATTTTCCTTATAATATTCTTCTGCTCCAGCATTTGCCAAGTTTGTAACTTCAGTCCTCACTATTCCAATTGCTCGCTTCTCTGCACTTCTTGCCAATATTGGTAATCCAGATGCTCCCAACTTGATATTTCCTTCTGGTGTCATTCTATACAAGTCCTTCAGTTGAACTTTCTTATCAACTTGCTTTGCCATTTCTTTTAATCCTTGTCCTTTCTTAAATCCATCATCAATAACTTTTCTTAAACTTTCAACTTGGGTACTTGTCAACATCCCGGCTTCCAATTCAATTTCATTTACTGCTTTAATATAATCAAACCCATATGAAGATAAGACAGATTCAATATGTCCAAGATATTTTTTATAATTGAAACCTAACCATTCTTCTATTGTGTTATAATTCTCCCAGCTTTCTTCACAATGCATACAATTTTTTTCATATTCATAATTTTTTTTATCTTTCTTTCTTTTAACTTTTACTATTAATGGCTTATTGTCTTCTGTTATGTTTTGTTCTATTTTTTCAGGAATTATACTTTTTCTTTTTATTTTTTTTGTTTTCTCTAATTGTAATAAAATATTTTTCATATCTTGCAATTCTTTTTTTGTTGATTCTTTTGATTTTTTATTATCTTCCAATATTTTATCTTCTCTACTTATCCATTCCTCTTTAAATTTTGTAATATCTGTTTCTTTTTTTAATTCATCTTTAATATTATCTAATTGCTTATCAAATTCTTCTTTTTGTTTTTCAATCATATTCTTTATTGAATTTATAATTTCTTTTTGATTTTCTGCTTTTGGTTGAACTGGTTGTTTTGCTTTTGGTACAATAGGTTTAGGAAAATTAGCATTCTGTCCTGGAACAATAGGTTGTGGTTGTGCTTCTAATCTTTTTCGTTCTTCTTCTTCCTTCTGTTCTTGTTCCAATTTTAATTTTTCCCATTCATCTTGGTCAAACTTTAATAAATTAGCCATTTCATTTTCTAACATTATATTCATTGCCCCAGATATAGTTGGTGATTTCATCATTTCAGCAATTAATCCCATTCTTGCTTCAACTTCCATAACACTTGGTGTCCCCCATTCAAATTCAACATGAATATCTGTTCCATCTTTCTTTTTATTAAAACCATTTGCATTAAGAATTCTTTTAAATATTTTTTGCTCAATAATCTTTTCTAATTCTGCTTGTATAGACATTATCCTTCTTTGAAATGCTTCCATTTGAACCTTTGCTATTCCTTCATTAATATTAGACATTCCCATAATAACTGCTGGAATTTGGAATGAATATAATAATAATTCCATATCATTCTTTAATATTGATTCAAACTTATCACCAACTTTTCCAAAATCAACAACACTTAAATCAACTAAAGGATCTGTTGCCCAATTAGTCTTCTTACTCATAATTTCCATCTTTTTTCCAAATGCATCAACATCAGAAGGTTTAGGAATAATTTTTGTATTACCATCTACCTTTCCTAATTTAGCATGAAGAGGACTATTTGCCTTTCTTTCGGCAATATAATGCATATCTCTATTCATTCCTAAAAGATTATCAATTAATTGTAATGCAGAATAACCAATCCCAATTCCATAAGCACAATCTCCAACAACATTAAATGGCACATGAGCAATATTATCTGGATCTTTAAAAGGAATAACTTTTTGTTTATCAAACTTTTTAAATGCTCCTTTATATTGATTATAACTTTTAATCTTTCCTTTATTATCTCTAACAACATACATATAATTTGCATTAAGTAACTTTAATCCTTTAACACCATCTTTTTTATTTCCACCAATTTCAAGAAAACCATTTCCTTTCATTAATGCTTCTTTTGTCCACGCTCGCAATATAGTATCAAAATTAACATCTGTCATAAAACTATCTATAATTTTTTTTGATCTTTCGTCATCACAAGTGACATAGAAACCAGGACCCACAACAAAGTCAACATACTTATCAACAACCGCAGTAAAGAAACCAAATTGTTTATAAAGTTTCTCCATTATCATAAAGTCAAAAGGATGTTCTTCACCAAGCTCTACAGGAAACTTGACTTTATTTTGTTCAACCTCTCCCTTAAATTGTTCTTTTAAATTAACAATATTCATTTCATTAAGACTTGATAATGATGGTTTATATTTCAAATCTATTTCAGATAATTCTTTTGGTTTAAAAACATTCCACATATAAATTATAAATTAATTTTATTTTTAAAATATTATTTATAAATTATATAATTAAATATTAGAATAAACTTAGACTCCATCCACTTTCATCTTTACATGCCCAACAAGCAAGAGCAAGAGCATCAGGATAATCGTCATGTCCCTTTTCGCTATGATGTATTTTCAAGTCGCCACTTGCCATAATTTCGTATCTCAAATCTCTTAATTGAAATATCAATTTTTTTGTTTTATCATTTTTTGGAAATTTAATTTTTCCTTGTGACATTAACTTCTTCAAATTAGAATATATATCCATCTTCATTTGAGTAGTAAATCTTATTGGCTCAACTCTAAAATCATCAACAACATTACTACTTAACGTTTCTCTCAAAAAATCAACAGGACCTTCTCCCATTCCAGTTTTATCCATACATATTTTAAAATAATTATATTTCTGATCTAATATCTTTACCATTCCAACAATTTCTCTTGGTTTATTTTTTACAAAAAAATCAATATCATGAATTACTATTACACCTCCATGAGTCATTACCGAAATAAATACACTTTCATCTTCACCTTCTCCTGCTATATCAACACCAAGGGCATAAGTAAATCTTGGAACAATTGACTTTCCTAATTCATAATCATCAAAACATGCTTCTATCAATTCCTTTTTAAAATAAGCATCTCTATCCTCTATAAAATTTCCATAAATCTCACATTGAACATACTCACTATCTGCACCATATTCTTTTATATCTTTTTCTATTTCTTTAACTCCTTCATCACTTAAATATGGATTATCCTTATAATTATAATGGAAGCAACCATAATCCTCATCACCTTTTTGTCCCCTCATCCACCTTAACCAAACTTCTCCTTTCCCCCAAGGAGTTGTTGTCTCCCAAACTGGAGCACCAAAATCATAAATAAGTGGTTTAATAGCATTCATCGCTCCTTCTTTTATAAATGCACTTTCATCAAGAAATATTCGTTCATATGCTTCTCCTCTTAAACTATCTGGATTATCTGCCGAACCAAACTCAATACAATTTCCATTCTTAAATATAATTTTCGGAGGATTTAATTTATAAGAATCAATATCATGCATCATCTTAGCTTTTGTCATAAGTTCATTAATCTTATGATAAACAATTAATGTCTGCTTGTAGATTGGTGCAATAACCATTTGCCTCTTATAAATATTCAATACTGCACCTCTAATCAATTCTCCCGCTATCATTTGACTTTTTCCAGACCTACGACCACATACAATAATTTTATTCTTATGAGGACTTAATAGAACTTCTTCTTGCTTTTTATGTGGTTTTTGTCCAAGATATGCCCATTGAAATCCAACTGGATCATAGAAATCTTCTGATGTAAGTTCAATATCCCTTATATTCTTCATACCCATAATCTCCTTTTCCATGAATTTCGTCATGACAATCTTTACATAATGGAATAACATCGATATCTAATTCTTCTTCACCAATATTATTATAATTTAAATGATGCAATTGTGTTGCTTTTGCACCACATTTAGAACAAGTCCAGTTTGCTTGTTGCATTATAAGTTTTCTTTTTTCTTTCCATTCTTCTGATTTTAAATATTCTATATATTCACTTTTATGCATTTTTTCCAACAAAAATTTTCTTTTTCTTCCATTCTTTCAATCTCTCTAAAACAGCATCTGCAGTTAAGTCTATATTAACATTTACACTTTGTTGAACAGGAGGATATAGATACTTCATATAATCCAAAATCTTATTCATAAGTGTCATAGCATCTCTGACATTCTCTTGTTTTAACTTTCGAGGATTGTCAACTTCTAATTTAGTGTCTTCTTTAAGAATTTTTTTCAATATATCAAGAATTTCATTTAACTCACCAACACATTTCTCTTTTGTCCAAGTAATCTTCTTTGGAACACCTTTAATTCTTGAACGATATTCATCATCAACTTCTCTCGGACCAGAACCAAAACCATAATTCTT